CAGAACTCGAAGATCGCCACGGCGGCACTCGGGGCCAACCCCCCCGACCGGGGCAACATTCTCACTGGCGGCAGTAGCGGTGCCAAGATGATCGTGGACTACGTCACGTCGTTGGCGGACGCCTGTGTCCTATACGGGTACCGAACTACTACGGCTACATTCTCCACCGGTGAGACGGTGACCGGCACTGACGACGACAGCAACGCGATCAGCTTTGCTATGACCGCTGTAGACGAGGTAGCTGCCCCGCATTGGTACGACTGGACCGTGTACGGTAATGACGAGGACCTGTACGGGAAGATGCCTGATCAGGCATATCTCGTCGCCGTCTCCGGTGGGCGACTGATCCTATCCGGTGATAGGGAGTACCCGCACCAGGCACGGGCATCCGGTTCTGGAAACCCATGGGACTTCAACCTGAACCGCACCACAGCTGACAGGCCGACTGCCATAGGCACTGGAAATGCAGGGGCCATCGGTGATGTTGTGCGAGCCGTAATCTCGATCCGTGATGGGCAGCTATTGTTCGGCTGCGCTACTTCAATGCACATGATGATCGACAATCCGGGGATGGGTGGTAGTCTGGTAGCGATTGATACTACTATCGGTATCTTCGATGGCACCAGTTGGTGTTTCGACGGCGACGGCAACACGTGGTTTTGGGGCAGCGGCGGGCTTCATATGATAGACCGCGGTGGCCTCACTATCAGCACGATGAACAAGGAGTCGCTTCCCGATCTTGTTAGTGATGTAGCCGCGGACCCGTCGACACATCGTATAACCATGGGATATGACCCAAAGCGCATCGGCATCAAGATTTGTATCACCCTGCTATCTGACGGCAGCAGCCGGGTGTATTGGTATTCCCTGCGGGCACAGGGCTTTTTCTACGACACTGATGCCTCTACAGACCACGGCGTATACAGTCAGTTCTACTATGCTGCAAACGACCCTGATCTGTGTGGGCTAATTTGCGGGTGTAAGGACGGGTACCTGCGTGTTGAGGATAGTTCCGCAACCAATGATGATGGGGTGGCTATCGACAGCTTCGTTGACTATGGCCCCATGGCACTTGCCAAGGATGGCCGCGACGGCTCGCTGTCCTCAATAGACGTAGTGCTGTCTGGTGGTGCTTCGGGTGGTTCAGAGGATAATTCTGATGATGCATACATGTACGTCTGGGCCGAGGATGGGTCCGGGGAGCTATACGAGAAGCTGATAGCTGGTACAGGGTACAAACTGTCGACAACGTTCAGCGGCCCCGGCCGAAAGCACGGCGGCAAACGCAGGCGCGGTGTGCGCGGGGCGTATGCTGGTATACGAATAGGAAACAGCACTGTGAGTGAAACGTGGGGTTTTGAGAAAATGATCCTCGAACAAGGAGCACCAGGTAGGAGATTAAGATAATGGCCGGATTAGGCACTATACCAGCCGCTGCACTCAGTCTACGTATGCACCGTAGTCGTCGATTTGACCAGCGTGCAAAGGGGGGCTGGGGGAAAAAGGCACCTGCTGCTACACCGGCCTCCCAGGCTGCTGCCAGCGGAACGCCCGCCAGTGTCGCAGAACCCTTCAAGCAGGCCCTGGACACGCTGTCCGGTACCAGCGGTGACATCGAGAAGACCTATCAGGCCGGCAAGCGTAAGACCATGAGCAACATCGCCATGCAGTCTGTCAATGCCGGTATGGCGAATACGCTCAACATGCCCGCGTCCGAGCTTGCGTACGAGAATGAAGTGCGACCAGGTATGAACATCGGGCTAGCCCAGGCGAAGGCTGGCGTACTGCAAAACCTTGGGCAGACCGCCGCTAACGTGTACGGTACGCAGGTTGGTAGTAGCACTGCCATACAGACTGCACAGATGGGGGCTGATGTCACTTCCCAGGGACAGGGGCTGGCTTTTGCATCCAACCAAGCCAATCAGGCCCTAAATAAGTACATCGCCCGGCTTAAATACGGCAGTGGCGGCGGACAGAGCAACAACAGCCCAGTACCCACGCTGCGGAGACCATCAGTATGAGTGACCTAAACAACACATTCAGCATCCCTACACCCGGCTCGCCCAGGTTTGAGAGTGATGTGATACGTGCATTGGGTAAGATCCGCGACTCGCTGGGGGTGGGGTCTGCTCCGTCGTTCGGAACCATCGAGTTGGAGGACGCCACGGCCAGTCGCCTCCTATCCACTGATGCTGACGGAAAAATATCTAGTTCCGATCTATTCGCCTGGGCCGCGGGTACGGCCAATCAGATCATTGTTACAGACGACACCGACGGAACGATCACTCTATCTACACCACAGGACATACATGCTGGGGCCAGCCCTGCCTTTTCCAACATTACAATTACGGCTGATATTAACGGGGATGTTGTATCTCTTGTGCGTAATCCAAATGCTGGAGATGCGGCGTTATCAATACATCGCATTGGATTGGCTACGGGGGCTACAGCCTACATTGACTCGATAGTCACGTCTTCAACATACGATCAGTACCCGGCTACACTGATAACAGCCAACCAGAGTATCCTTGTGTCCGCAAAGGCAAGTTCGTTTCTCTTCGGCACGGAGACCGATCACGACCTGATCGTAATATGCGGCAGCAATACATCCGCTGGTGAGAGATTGAGATTTACTTACACCGGCGACATCACCATGACCCCATACACCGGCAAAGCTTTTGTCTTAGACGGAGATCTCAAAGTTGATACGAATACACTGGTAGTCGATAGTACGAACCATAAGATTGGCATCGGGGAGTACTATACTTCGGCACGCGGGTCACGTTTGTTTAACGTAATAGGTTCCCGGGCCCAGTGTAGGATCTGGCGGGTACAGACTGGTAATAACGGTGCTGGTATGGATTTTATCCAATCCAACCCTGCGGCACCAGATACCATGGTATGCCTCTATCAGCTAATCGGTGGCGGGTATGCACCCGGTACAACAACCCAATCCAACCAGTTCGCGATCTACGACGCAAAAAATGGGGCGCGTAGAATATTCGTCAATAACGCCGGGGATGTCTACATCGGCGGCTTTGCAGACGCGTCGGAGAAACTTGAGGTTAATGGTAAGGTTAAGAGTATTGGTTCCAAGAATGGTGGCAGTACTAATTACCTGGATGTTTCTACCACGGGGGATGTTTCTTTTGCGGGCACCGCAGGTTTCTACCCCAGGCGCATCACCCAAAGTGCAGAACCTACTAATGGTACTGGGGCCACTCAAGTAGATGTTGGTGAACTGCTAATGTGGCGGGACCCGGACGACAACAAGACGTATCTAGTCTATCAGGATACCAATGAAGGCGTCCGAAAAGTGGAGATGACATAATGGCAATAGGCGGATTACCAGTAGCGAACCTTGGACAGACGCAGGGCATGCCCGCACCAGCATCTGGGGCAGCACTTGAAGCAGACATGGACACCAGACTGCGCACACAGGGCAGGTCCTGGGTTGAGCCTAACTGGGCCCCTCCATCGCAGGGGCAGACCCCGTCACCAGAGACATCCGATCCCATCACGCTCGCGGAGTGGCATGGGGAGCAGGCCGTGTCCCAACTGTCCGTATTCGACCGGCAGATGGAGACGATAAAGGCCCCGGTACAGCACCAACTCAATACATCGTACAAGCAGTATCAGGTTGACGTTGAGACCATCCGTAATTCTGGCATGGAACAAGACCAGCAAAGGCAACGACTCGGCCAGCTGAATGCCAACTACCAAAAGAAGTGGATCAGTCTGCAAGGCAAGATAGAGCCGCAGACGCAGGCGATAGAGAAGCAGAAGGCAGCCGCCCAGCAGAGTATCATACTCAATCAGGCCCTGCGTATGAAAGAGATCCAGACATACGCGAAAATGGCGGAAGACGGCCTTATCAACGAGGACGCCGCAAAGTCGCTACAGTACAAGGTACTGGGGTACGAGGTGCCAGTGACAGCGTTCCGGCCACCGAAATCCCAGAGTCCGTATAGGGTTGTACAAGAGACGCAGGGCACGCTCAAGGTACTCAAGAACCGGCTGGACAGCTTTAAGACGGATACCCACAATCCTAAAGGATGGGGAAAGACCCAAAGAAAACGGCAGGCCCTATACGTGATGAAGCCCGGCTCCACTGGCTCTCTTGACACTGACTGGGAACTGGCCAACCCGGACCAGCAGGCTGTATATGCAAACTTGCTAACGCAATATGCGGGTGCCCAGGAAGCACTCGACGCAGCTGCTAGTCAGCTTATCGGGAGGCGTGTAGCCAACCTGTCCGGTGCTGCCAGTACCATGGCCAGCGACGTTGGTAAAGAGAGTCCTCGCCGGGCACCTGCAACACCCCGTAGGGACGTATCACAGCTGTCCATTGACGAGTTGCGACGGCTTACGGGTGGAGGTCAGTAATGCCTATTACATCTGATCAGGCATATGCCGAGTTGGCACGGCGGGAGCTATTACGCCGATCCACGTCGTCAGCCGTACAGGGCGCATTGTCCAGTCAAGCTGCAGGTCTGCCTGCACCGCAGGGGCCGACGCAGGACTTCAACGCTCGCACTGCTGGCGCTATTGAGGGTGCCGTTGCCGGGCAAGCAGCCAGTACGCCTATGCCACAGGGCCCGACTGAGGACTTCGTAGCGGGCACACCCCGTCCTGGTGCCACGCTTCGTGGCGACCTGTATCACGCTATCGGTCGTGGTGGTATTAAGGCTATGGCTGCCGTACCTGGTACTCTCGCCACCCTGATGGAGGCCGGTAAGAGGGCCCCTGGTTCCTGGGCACCCAATGTCCCGGGCCTGGAGGAACACCAGGAAGCGACCATCAAGAAACTCCGCACCAAGGCCCACGATATCTACAGGCTGTCAGAGGTGGAATCACTGCGTGCGAGACGTGGTGGCGCATCCGGCTTCCTGGTAAATCTCGTTGGTGAGACCATCCCGCAGTTCGGTGTATCCGCTGTGGCCGCTATGCTCGGCGGACCCGCTGGCGTTGTGGCCACGAGTGCCGCTGTCGGTGGCGAGGAGATATATCAGAACCTTACCGATCTCGGTGTGAGCCACGAGAAGGCCAACACAGCCCGATGGGTTACCGCTCCGATCATCGGCCTGGTTGAGAAGTGGCAGATCGACGGTGTACTCCGCATTGGCAACAAACAGGCAATCAAGCGACTGGTGCGGGCTGCCCGCGACCGGGCGTTTAAGAAGATGGCCGTAGCCGGTGTCGACATCACATTTGACCACGCCATGAAAGCCGCTGGTGAGGGTCTACAGGAAGTGATCCAAGAGGGCACTGGCATCGGCGCTGAGGTTATGCTGGCCAGGGACTTCGATCCGACAGCTGACCTGATCCGGCTTGGCTCCGCATTCACTGGGGGTGCCATCGTGGGTGAGGCCCTAAGCGGCGGTGTGTCTATGGCCCGCGGCGGGGCTTCTGTCGTGGGTGAGGTCAAGCGGCAGAGCGACGCGGCTCACCTTCGCCGTAACGCCCAGCCACTGGACCCCCCTAGCGTGGACACCCCTATAACTGTTCCGGCCCCTGGAGAAGCGTCTGATGCCCTTACGCAGGCGACTGGACCCACAGAGGTTGTATCCCCTGTACCAGAAGGCCAGGAGACAGTATCCGCTGCGGCCGAACGGGTTTCGGCGGATCTCTCGCCCATGGCTCCTGTGGGTGCTGAAACTGTCGGGCAAGTACCTACAGATAGTCCCGGTTCTGTCGGCCCGCAGCAGGGGGCGGCTTTCAACAACGCCAGCCTGGATCAGCGGGCCCAGGCTATGGGCCTGCCCGCCGCCCCGGAGATGGCACCACGCGGTACTGTCAAGGAGCGACAGGAACAGGCAGTGCGAGAAGGCTGGGCTGAGCCCGAGCGAGCACGGGCAGTGGCCGCGGATATCCTGGAGAATCCCAGACCGGCTACGGACCTGGAATCACATGGGATGAACGCGGCGCTAATCACTCTGAAAGCGGAAGCAAACGGGCTGAATGATCAGCTGGTAAAGCTACCGGTTGACTCTGTAGAGTACAAGGAGGCGAAGCAGAAGTGGGATGATGTGCGACGTGATTACGAGACCATCTACCAGATTGGGAAGTGGAGTGGAACAGAGTGGCACGCTACTGGTATGGCCCGGCAGGAAATGCTAGACGACAACGGGGATATCCTGGGCGTACTAGCTCGCGCCAAGGATACCACCGGTGCTGACCTGACCCCTGCACTGGAGAACGACTTAAAGCGACGGGTCCGTAGTTTACGCAAGGCCCGCACTACGGCTGATACTTCTGGTCGCACTGACGCTAAGAATCGCCTACGGGATACTGCGAAGAAGATTACTAAGCTGGGGCGGTTGGCCAAGATGACGGACGCCGACAAAGACGCCCAGCTGCAGGATCTGCTTAGCCGCGAGCAGACAGATATCGTACTGACTGATATCTTTATGAACCTGGCGTCTCGTGATCCGAAGGCGTCCATCGACTCGGTTGTTAAGAAGGTTCGGGAATACCTCCCTGCTGTGACGCACGTCAACATTGTGGATGCCTTTGACGGGGCACAGCAACGGAAAACCAAGAACACGTTTGGCATGGAATACATGCTGCGCAATCTCCGCAAGCAGTTGAAGAAGGAGAAACACAAACTTACATCCATTGATGATGTACTGTACTGGTTGAAAGAGGGACGGCTCCCGGATGGCGAGGCAGGTGCTGTTGGCCTTGATGATAGGGTGGTGCGGGATCTGCAGAAAGTACTGGGTCAGATAAAGAAGCTCCAGAGGGATAGCGAACCCTGGCTACAGCGTAAACTGGAAAAGCAGATTGCCTACCTAAACGCTCGCCTAGCAGCCAAGGATTTTGGCAACAGAAAGCAGGCATATGCATTCAAGCCCAGCCAGCACACATTGAAGTTGCAGTACGAGGCAGCCAAGCTGAATGCTGAGATTGGCCGAAGGATAGCCAGGCTAAAGAACAAGCAACACGGGCCGCTCCGACGCGGTAGTGCCAACGTGGCCCGGTCCATAATGTCTATGAAATCATCATTTGACGATTCTGGTCTATTCAACCAGGGCGGGTTTGCAGTACTTGGTCACCCGATAAAAGGGCTCAAGACAATACCAAAGGCATTCAGCGCGGCACTGTCTGACAAGCGGGCGTTCTTCATCAACCAGGAGATACTTGCTCGGGCGAATGCCCCGCTCTACCAGAAGTATGGACTGGGTCTTACTCAGGCATCCGATGCCTCCACGTTTACCGAACGGGAGGAGGAGTACCGGGAGTCATGGGCAGACTTCATACCTGGTATCAAGGCGTCTAACCGTGCTTTTGCAACCACCCTCAACATACTTCGTGCTGATAGCTTTGACGCTATGGCCGGTGCCTTCGCCAGCGAGTCAGGGCTTACTGATGTTGACGGCCAGGCTATCGCCGACTTCGTCAACATGTCCACTGGCCGGGGTAACATCCGTGGCATGGAAAGCACTGTCAATACACTCAATGGTGTCCTGTGGGCTCCGCGCCGAACCATCAGTAGGTTCCAGATGATTGCCACACTAGGCGGACAACTGGAGTACAGCCACAAGAAGGGCGAATCCCGGTGGAAGCCAGAGGTACATCTGCGGGGAAGTCGGCACGTGCGTAGGATGATGGCGCAAGAGGTGGCCAGGTATCTACTGGGGTATGTAACTGTGGCCATGTTGGGCATGATAGCTGGGGCCGAATTTGAGTGGGACATGTTGTCTTCCGATTTCGGGAAACAACGGTACGGTAAGCTACGGCTAGACCCAACATCTGGATTTGCCCAGGCGTTCACAATGATCAAACGCATGGCATATACGCAGCGTAAAACGGAGAGCGGTGAGATACAGGATCTTAGCGGGTACGACATGGACCGGCTTCTTCAACGCTTTGCTAGGTACAAGCTATCCCCGGCTCTCGGTATAGCCTGGTCCGGTATATCGGGACAAACGGCATTTGACGGCCCGTTCACGTGGCAGTGGGCTGCTAAGGAAGTAGTCACACCCCTGTCACTTGACGATGTCCTTAAAGCGGCCGATGATCAGGGGATACCCCGGGGTATTATATTCTCCACCTTCGGGTTCTTCGGTGCGGCCGTCCAAGTGTATGGGGATAACACGTCATCGGCATCCGTGCCGAGGAGAGGTGCATTATGACACGCGAGGAACAAGCGGAACTACTGATTAGAGTGGATGAGCGTACGGATCGGTTTGAGAAGTGGGTCGACATACACGCTGCGTTTCACAGACGGATGGGTTTCGTGTTGATGTCAACCGCGGTCTCTATTATCCTTGCCCAGGCCGGGATGATCTTTGCCCTCACCAGGGTCATGGCGGCTTAGGAGTTCTCCTTAATAAAACCATCCAGCCAGGCTTGCCGGGTGAAGGTTCCCCCACCCGCACGGCGCGGCCTGGTTATTGTCCTAATGGCCCCGGATCGCACGTACTGACTGATCCGGGGCTTCTTCATTAGCGTCCCCGTCTTGCGGTACAGGTAGTCCTGTATTCCGTCGATGGGGACAACGTCACTGTAGGGGAGTGGGCGTTCATTCATCCTTGGGCCCAACCGCCCGGTCTGCAACCTCCTCCATGAGATCGTTACATCGGTAGTAGTGATGCGGCTCCTGTGTAACCGGGTGCGGTACCACTATCACCAGTATCACCTTTCCACTAGTGCAGGTGGCTACCACCCGCCAGCCTTTGCTACCCTTTGTCCAACTAGCCTCCTCAGCGTAATCAAAAGAGGGCCCATTGCTGTGATTATTCAACGCATTGTACAGCACACGGTCTTTTGAGCAGTGCGCTCTCAGCCAGTCTAGTACCTGATAGTCGGCGTGGATCATCTCTACGACTCCTATGTGCCTGAACAGCGATCCGGGTACGATGTCCCTATGCCGCCAGTGACCTTAACCTTGTCAATCCAGTGCGGTGGGAACCACTCTAATATGCCCTCTGCACAGTGCCTATATCCGCCTTGTGCTATCGCCGCTAGGTGTTCACGAGCTTTGGCTGTAAGCAAGGCTGAGTCTGTACTCTCGATATCATACTCAAAAGTAGCCCCACCATATTTCATGTATACTTTGACTGTGGCTTTCATCATATTATCTCCATCCTTAAATCTATGGTCGCCAGTCTGGGTCGTAAAGTGGGTCGCCTGGGCTCGGTAGTCGTTGACGACAGCACCATACACAATACACGCCAAGAGACACGGCTAGAACCGTGACAATGGCAATGTGGACGTAGTCTACCCAATTCATCCCACTGCCCCCCTCTGTAACTCCTGCGTCTTGACATCCACACGGCGGCTCGCACAGTAATCGGCGAGGTGAACGGTCCTACGCATTCGGCCTATCTGCCAATCCCTGGACCGGGGCGGTGATGTCTTCCAGTCGGGGCACGTCCACCGGCCCATATGGTAGGCGATACCGTCTAGTACAGCGTCTATCACGTGCGGTACAGCCATGCCGGGCGGGAACTTTCGCATACGGATCTCGTCGGCCAGTACTGTACCATGAATGTTGACACAGTTTTTCACGGTAGCCCTGCCGTCCACCAGCTTGTCGCCGTTCTTCTTGAGATCGTGGAGTATTAGGGCGGCGATCACAACGTCATGTTCATCCTGGTGCCAGTCCTCGGTGCGCATTAGCTCAGCCGACCACCACACAGCCAGCTTGGTGTGCCGGATGAGACCACCCTCGCCAAGCGAAATCTTCGGGTGGTACCTACCACTGGTTGATGCGGCAATTTTCCAAAAATAGTCTGGGGCCATCGTGTCAATGACGTCGATCACGAAATCCCTGATGACAGGATTTTTTATCAGATCCAATTCCTCTCTGAATACTACAGTTGCTTCATTCACAAGGGTATCCCTTCACGTCTAGCAAACCTTTTTGCGGCCTGCCTGGCGGCAGCAGCCGTGTTCCATTTATACCGGCCGCGGGCACCGACCACATCTACATTGTCTATCCTGGCGTAGAAGTGGGTACCCCGCGGCCATACGGATACCTTTACCCTAGCCGTCCCCGGGAAGTTGGCAGCGTTAATAGTTTGTGTGACACCATATAGCTCTGGTGTCATCCCGCCTTTTGGGTTTACATAATACCCGTCCCGCTCGCCAAGCAGCACACCCGTCGCAAGGGTTGCCGATGCTGTTGCCGCGAGGTGGGCTGCATAGTCAGACTTAGCATGCGGGTCAGTCATAAATGCTGTGGCATTGGCGTTCAGGAGATCGGCAACAAATACTCGGGCCTTATCACCCAACAAGTGCAGATACCAGTAACTACCTGTATCACCTTTTACTGGTGAGCCTTTAACGAATTTCATCCGACGTCCCCCAGGTGTAGCACGTCACCATAACGTGCATTGAGTTCTTTCATGTGCTTTCGGTAGCTACAATGGCCACTACTATAGGATGCTACTAGCTGGGCATCGCCCCTAGCCTCGACCATCAGGTCAAAGTCCTCAACCATGTCTGCTATTTTGAGGTTCGGGAGACCGTGCTGCTCCGTGCTTAGTAAACTTCCGGGGCCGCGTAGGCTCAAATCCATCTCCGCTATTTGAAACCCATCCGTAGCTTTTTCCATCGCTTTGAGCCGGGCACGTCCTTCGGCGCTCTCGGTATCCGATAGGAGAAAACAATATGACTGCTTGTCACTACGCCCTACACGTCCGTGCAGTTGCCATAGGGTGGCAAGGCCGAAGCGTTCGGCCCCCGCTACAACCATCACGGTGGCGTTGGGGTTGTCTACACCTACCTCGATAACCGTGGTGGCTACGAGTATTTTGCCACGAGGGTCCGGGGTACCCCACCAGTCTATGGCATGGTGCTTGTCTGCCCGATGAAGCCTACCGTGTATACAGCTTATAGGTACGCCTGGGAACCTATCACGGTACTCGAACATTACTTCCTCCACCGCTCGCATCTCGTCATCAAGGGCCTCGATACGCGGGCACACGACGTAGACCTGATGGCCCTGTCGGAGTTCCCCGGCTACATAATTACTGGCTACCCCCTCTTGCTCATTAGTCCTGCACCATAGGGTCTTAACAGGCAATCGCCCCGGTGGCATCGTCTTGATCACACTCACGTCCAGGTCACCAAACGCGGTCATTGCGATGGTACGGGGTATCGGCGTTGCGGACATTAGCAGGATGTGTGGGTTACCGTGCTTACGCAGAGCCGCGCGTTGCTCGACGCCGAACTTGTGCTGCTCGTCAACGACGACTAGGCCGAGGTAACTAAATGATTCATCATCACTAAGCAGAGCCGTTGTGCCAATTACTACGTCCGCAGTACGAGACGTATGCACTGGGTCATTCTTGTTGGCCCCCACTACTAATCGGCAACATAGCCCCGCCGCATCGAAGAACCCCCTGATAGATCGATAATGTTGTTCAGCGAGCACCTGAGTAGGGCATAGGATGGCGGTCTGTCCACTGTTGCAGGCCATCAGCATGGCAGCGTAGGCGGCTACACACGTCTTTCCAGAACTTACGTCCCCTTGTAAGAGGCGGTTCATAGAACCGGGCTTGCACATGTCACGTTGCACATCCCTGATGGCTGCGTATTGGTCTACAGTTAGGTCAAACGGGAAGTACCTACTAAACTGCTCATCAGGTGGTATCATGCACCGCACATTCGTAGGCTCCGACTCCCGCCTCTGCTTCCGCACGGCCAGCGCCAGCTGCATGTAGAACAACTCGCGGTACTTTTCGGCCTTCACTGCTGCGTCGTACTCTGCCGGATCCTTCGGGTTGTGCAGGGCCCGCACGGTGTCATCAGCCAGATGCAGCGTCTGCTTGACGAATCGGCTGATGTCCTTGCTTGTGATACCGTTGGTCACTGGGTATGTTACCACACGTAGGTCAGCCAGGTTGGGTTCTTCCCCGGTCTTTAGGACCTTGAACACCGGATTAGTAAACCTACTGTCGCTCACTGTCCCTGATACGACAACCCGTGAGCCCTTGAAAATTTGATTACACAGACGCCGACCGTTGAACCATTTTACTGTCAGGCCACTCCAGAATGAGATCCCAAAATCTCGGTCTGTGTAACCTCGCCGATTTATAGACGCAACATCGCCCACGTAGGTTATAGCCTCTTCCGGGGCAGGTCGACCATTTATCGAATAGTTGTATAGCGGCGGCGCAAACCCCACCCGCATAGGGTAGTGACCTTGTAGGTCTTTCACGGTTTCTATGCCGAGCCGCCGGAGCGCGAGGACCCGTTTGGGCCCCGCTCCCCGCAACTCGGATACAGGAGTATCCGGTTTCATATGTCAAACTCCTCACGCATTCTTGGCGGCTGTCACGGCGTTAGCTGTGTCCGTCGACTGGGATCGCAGGAAGGATTTAAGCTGTTCTACAGCTAGCAGCAGACTCGGTTCACCCGATTTCTTACCGCTATCCATGAACTGCTGCACACCCTTCACCACCTCGGTGAACTGCTTCTCCTTCATGCTGACCTTGACGCCAACCTCAGCAAGAGCAGTCTCCACCTTAGCGGGCTCCCAGTCACCGGGACGCTTACGCATCAGACCGATCAGGCCACCAGCTGATAAGCCAAACACACCGAGGCCAGCCGTGAGTAGACCCGTGGTGGGGTCAAAGATCGCCGCCTCCAGTGCCACTGCCTCGCTCACGCTGCGTTCTACTACGCCCCGTAGTATATTGGAGTCAAGCTGCTCTTCCTCCATCAGCTGCTCAAGCCTCAGCATGTTGATCTCGTGAGCGGCAGCTACGTAAAACTGTAGTAGCCTGGCCTTGTACAGGTTGGCGTAACCAGCGTAGTCGTTGGGCTCGGCCAATCCGGCGTCAACAACACGGTCGACGGCACGCTGATCGATGGTTGCCGGTGTCGCGTAGTCGGACAGGGCTGCGCACCCGACACCGATTATCATGGTAGCCACGATGGCTACCAGTAGTACTGTTGATAGGACCCTGTTAAGCATGTATGTCTCCCTTCTTAGATTATTACCTTACATTTAGCCGTACACCGTGTCGGCTCAGGGAGCCCGACAGAACATCAAAGCGGGGGTCACCCTCACCTCCTACTATAAACCACGCAACACATACATCGTCCATGTAGACATCCACACACTTGCGAAGGTAGTCATTTCTGAGTTCTATTTTACATACTCTCTCCGGTTCCGACTCGGGCTTCGGTAGCTCATTAGTAACAAAAGTTGTTATCTTCATCTTCACTCTCCTTATTTCAAATACAGTTCCATAACCCCGGGCACGATCTGCAGGCCCTCGTAGATATACTCACGCTTGCCAGCAGTCGTAATCTGCTTACGTATGATCGGGTGACTCATGCCCCTCAGCTTCATACCAAACGCGATACGGCTGAGGTTGTTGCGGGTACATGTAGTGTTGCACCATGCCAGCCATAACTCGTACAGCGTGTTGCAGTTAGTATTGTACCGAAAGAAATCAGCACCGACGTGGAATTTACAAGTCTCGCTGATCATCAGGCCAATCGGGTTGGTAAGCTCGGCGATGCCATCAAGATGTTCCCGCGATACCTTTGGCAGTGTGAACGCATCCCGGTCTAACAGACGTCGCAGGCCCTCAATGGCCCACAGCGCGATACCCGGTATCTCAGTAATTAACTTGTTGTCCATCTCGCGATCAGGCTTACTCAACCGGTAGTTGTTGGAAAAATACAGCAAATTTGTCCTGCCCGCCATCGCTTGGCTGGCATCGTCAAAGGGCAGCACCTCATTAGCGATGTATATCAGACGACAGAACAGCCGGGCATCAACCGCGGCCTTGTACAGCCTCCGCACGCTCAGTGTATCACCGCCTGTGATAGCCTTCCACGACTGCAACAGCTTGTCGATATCACCCTTGTTGGTGTCGCGTGACTCAGACATGATGGCCACGTATTTGTTGAGCAGCGTGGCAGGCCCGAACACGTCCCTGAAACTATTGGTATTGGCCCCCGTAGTGCGAGCCTTACCAAGCAGGGCCTCGATGACCCGGCCCACTGTCGACTTGCCCGATCCGGGGACACCAAAGAAAAACATCATAGACTGCATGTGGTTGGACGCGATCATACAGTAGCCCATCCACTCCTGCAGCAGGTCAATACACTCCTGATCCCCGTTGAATATGTCAGCTACGAACCACTCCCACAACTCACACGCGGCACGTGAGTCATAGTTGTACGGTAGCGTCGTGGTCAGAAAAATATCCGGTGTCATCGGTACAAGTTGCCGTTCTCCGACATAGTAGATGCCATTGTTGAACACGACAGCACGGGCCAAATCCATGCTCTTGCCCGTCTTTAGGATCAGCGGTTCGTGGGCCGACTCATCAGCCCGCACATTACAGAAGGCTACTGCCGCGTCGGTGATATTCGCCATGAACCGGGCATCGGGCTTGATCTCTATAATCTTCGTGCCATCCTTGGCAGGTGTCGCGATCTGTCTGGTGCCAAACCACTCATACCACCAGCCGCGTAGCTCGGCCTTACTGACCAGGCGGTACTTGTTGACATCCCACTGGTAGAACTCATCATGCAGGCACTGGATTATCCGCTGGCCCCGGTAGGTCTGACAGTCCTGAACCCATGTCTTGACCATGTTGTACGGGGCATCGGTATCTAACACCGTTGTGGCCTTGCGTGAGTCACCTACCTCCTTGACATGCGCCTCGAATATTTCCATAGTGGGTGCCCAGGACCGAAGATCCTTGAACGGCTCGGGCGGGAGTACCTTTATGGCCGACTTACAAACCGGCAGCAGCGTTTGAAACACGCCTTCAAGACTCGCCTGACCGACGCCATGCGCGTCACGATCTCCGACGATGATAACCTCACGTCCTGGCACCAACCCGGCCAGGGCTGATGCTCCTGCGCCAGCCTGCGGTATGCTGACCGCAACGTAGCCCAACGAGATCGCAACTGCTGCGTCAGACGCACCCTCAGTAATAACAATGGGCTTATCCGATGCAGGTAATACCTGGACACTCCGTCGTCCATCACGAGATCCGGTGTGGCGGTGATGTAGGTATCCAGAACCCGGAATCTGCTTTGCCGCGCCAGTGGGCGTTCGTACGCATATGACCCCACCAGGGTCGTCGGGGTCGTCGTCACTGACCAGGCACCCGTCATTTTCCCGCCCGCATATAGGGCATGGAACCTCGACCTCGGATACCCTAATGAAATTGCAGGCTTGTACGTCCCCGTCGCTTTGCAGAATACCGAGACATTCATAGGACAGTCCTCGCTTTCCGCCCTTCCAGGCTATCTTTCTACCGTTTTCGTAACGCTTAGTAAGCCCCACCACCTTACCCGTTTCGTCTCGCTCGGGGATGATCCACGCATCTTCGGCGGGGTAAAACCCCACACCTAGTTTGCTGATGGCTTCCACCGTCACTGCCGGGCCAAGCTGATCAGCCAAGACTTCTGCCATGGCTGGTCGCATGTTGGACCGTAGCGATGTATACAAGTTGTCGAAGTTCACGGGCATATGTTACTCCAAAATCTGGGGAGCCTCCGTTCTCCCCGAGTAGACAGGCTTGCTAGAGAGCCGCGATGAATGCGTCCTTGATACCAGACCAGTCATCCCCGACAGCCTCGTTGCCACCAGCCGCTACAGTCAGCTTCGTCCACATCTGGCTGACCTCTACATCGGTCTTGCCCGCTTCTTTACCGGCAGCGTGGCACTGCTCCCATGCTTTCTGCATGTCGATGGGCTTGGTAGCCCTGGCCTTCCGTTTGGGCTTCTCAGTCTTCGGGGGGTCGGGGGCAGCAGGTGCCTCAAAAACAGGGGCAACTATGGTAGTGCTACCCGTCTCGGGAGCAGCCCTCGGGGGACCAACCAATTCCACAGGTTCTTGCGTGTCCGCAGTCTCGGCAGTAGGGGCAGGGTCCGCCTTCGGCGTCGCCTTCGGAGCGGCTTTCGGGGGCGCGGCCTTGGGTTTTGGTCCGCCGCTCAGAACCTGCTTGCCCGCTGCAAACTTGGCCTCCAGCCGTAGGATGTCCGCCTTATCGAGTTTCTGAACCTTCTTCCCGGGTACGGCATCGTAGTGGTCGATCCACTGGCACCGGATGGTGGTGTTCCCCTCGTACGTGTTCTCTTCCATCCGCCACTGGATCTGGCCGTTGAGCGTGTCGCTCTCTTGGATATCCAGAAACGCTGTGCCATCCCACCCTAGGGACTTCATCAGCTGACGGGCGCTCAGTGTGGGCTTGCCGCTCTTGCCGAAGAGGATCAGGTACGCAATAGTCTCGATCTCCTCGTACTCCCACGGTACCCAGACGCCGTTATCCACGTCCCACATCTCAGCCGCTTCCAGCTGGAGAATCGCCTGCGGGAAACCCCCGGACGATTCGCCGATGCCGCGGTCTACTACTTTGCCCCTGAAACTGCCGACTCTGTCGATTGCCGCCATGTGTGTTCCCCTTACTCAGGTTTCTTGTCAACATCCCATACGGATTTTCCGTTGGTATCAGTACTGTCCATTTTCGATGCTACGTCCTCCATCACTAGCCGTGCCATCTCATTGTAATAGGCTTCCTTGGCTACGGCCATGGCCTTGGTGTGCTTCTCCGCAGACCCATGACATTTTTTCCATTTGGACCCGGACCCACACGGGCATGGATCGTTGCGTCCTGGTTTCTGACCACCCGTGATGGGCTGCTTTTGTCCAGGCTCGTTGTGAAACTTGCTGTCATCCACCACTCACCTCCCCCTCTTCTTCATATCAGAATATGCCCAGTAAACACCCAGGAGTGCTCCCGCCGTACCGAGGGTGGTCCCTACTAACATGACTATCATAAACTCAACCATCGAACAAAATCCTCCAAAGTGAGTCGTCCTGCTTACTCTCGAACGCCACGGCGGGGTAGTCCTTGAACATGTCACCCCGCACCTTGGCCTCAAACGTCGCATCCGGGTGAACCCGGACCATACGCTCACTAACGGGCGCGATCTTGCCGTCCGTCACCGTGGCGTTAGCCCAGTCCAGCCGAAAGATGTGGTCCGCCCACTCACAATACATAGCCTGTATGTTGTACAGACCCTTCTTACTACCGGGGTACAGGGCAGGCCCCGCCTTTACATAGTCCTCACCCCCCTCATTACCGCGCATGGACCCCCGAAGCTGGCACAGCAAGACAAGGTTCTTACCACGTCGCACGAGCCGATCAAGATCAGCAAGGATGGCGTGCAGGGTGTCAAACAAATGCCCGAATTCTTTGCCATACCCGTAATCCTGAAACCGTTGAACCGCATGTCCCTTCTCATGCCTGATCGTTTTGATGATGTACGGGATAGCCCAGTCTTGTAGCACAGTGGCTGTATCAATAACCACTGTTTCGTGGGCGTCAAACACGCTGGACCGAAGTACAGCCCGGACATCCTCGAATACTTCTATATCTGGTACGTGCAGTACCGGCTCCCCGGTGAGTGGGTTACGGATCTTCCGTCCACCATCGTCACAGCCGATGAACACAGGGTCCGGGGCCATCGCAGCGAGTGTGGTCTTACCCATCCCGCTGGGGCCGTACAGGATGATCTTCTCGCCCTCCCCCGCGCCGGTCCATGGTGCTACTGTGAATGTCTTGTTGGACACCGGTATCGCTGCGCTCAACGGGGGAGCGGGTGGTGGTGCTGATGGTGTCCTTGGGATGCCAGGTGCTTTTGCCATTGCTATCTCCTAACTTGTTTTCGTGTTGACGCTCTTCATAAACGCGAGGCACTTACTACTGGACGTCCCGTATAAATGGGCACCATACTCGGAGAACACCAGGTTATACACTTGGGCTGCCTCCGATACTGTGAATGACCCGTGCTGGACCAGTTGCATTAGCCCCTCTACGATTGGGGCTAGTCTGCGTTCGCGGGCTATCGCGGCCAAGTAAGCACTATTCCAGCTGCCCCCATCTACTACAGTTGTGCCACACACTGCGTATATACCCATGGTATCTCCTAACCCAATTCAATTTCTTCTACCACCGGGATCGGCGGTGTTGAGCTCCACCCCAGCCGATACCCGGGAGGGGCCTTGTCACCGGGCTGATAAACTACGCCCGACCTGCACAGGTCACAGAACTCACAACGATACGTGGCGGTACATGTGCCTTTGTTCGCTGTCCAGATGTTATTCCTCTCCACGTACCGGATCTGCTGTGCGATGTGCGGCAGTCTATAGCCGAAGTCGCGTAGTTCCTGATCCGTGCGGGCCACGATACGCTGCTCAAAGTAGAACTCGGGCCGCTCCGTGATATCCGCCAGAAGCCGGGCACCGTACAGTGCGGCAGTCTCGTGGAGGGCGAAGCCCTTTTTGCCTGGGATGATCAGGGCGGGCTCGCCATTGACTACAACGCGTAGGATCTCATTACCGTTATCGGCACACTCTACTATGAATTTTTCGTTGCAGTACTCCCCGGTCTCGATCAGCACCTTCGTATCAGCCTGACTCAGGGTCTTCGGTTTGATAGTCGGCTTGTGCCACACGTCGCAGAACGCACCAGCTACCGGGGGATCGCTGGCCTTGACCCCATATGGCTCAAGCAGACCCTTCGCCTGCGCCAGCCGTGCCCCGTAGATGTACCCGGTGACCTGATCACCATCCGTCAGCGCGTCCCAATAGTCTGCGTTCAGTGAACGGGCGGTTGACTTACGCTCCCACACATACACCAGGCCAGTAGCGATCTCGCGTACCATCCGGTCGATCTTGATCACGAACACGGCTTTTGGTACCCGACGTTTGCCACCCTGCTTCGTTATTGGGACCTCAAACTTTAGCTCGCTGCCGATCACCTCAAACCGATTCTCTGTATCGGAGTAGTACCATTGGTGTCCCACCAGTGAGTGCAGCACACTGACCTGTTCGACAGCCCAATCATCAGCTGTCTTGTTGTCCGGTGTCTTGCTGTATTGCTTGTTGAGGTACCGCATTACAATATCCATACGGTTCTCAGCGATGCGTCCGGTGCCCTCACACATGTAGCATACTGGGTCAACCTCCTCTCTGCGTGCGCATCGGGGGCATAGTGCTTCGGGTTTCAGTTCAAGGTGCTCGTGACATTTATGCCATAAGCTACCCACTCTGGTGCTATCCTTGTCCTTGTCAGCCTCCAGTCCGAACAGGTACCCTAGTTGGTATCGTCGTTGACAGGCAAGGAAATCGCCGTTGGAACTTGCTGACAATCTGAGTTCTCGTAGGGCCATTAAAACCTCCCAGTATCTAGCCAATGGCTTAGTACTTCGACTAAAGCCTCACATTTATCCACACTCAGGTGCATTCTGGTATCTCCATTGCCGAGCCATAAGGCATCCGCTCCGGCCTCCCCGCCCTGGTACAAACTACTTTGCTGTAGCGAACATTCCACCCCGTAGAAGTCTTTGAAATTGATGATCTGGAAGCCCCGTTGGGTATTTTCTACTTCACCTAACGCTGCCATTATGTTGCCTCCGGTACTGGTGGTGTCACTCCAAGCTCGGAGCGTCCATGTTTACAGTAGTTCTTACTGATCTCTATAGAGATGCAGTCACGTCCCAAACGTTTGCACACCCGGGCTGTTGTGAAGGTACCCCCGAACATATCGATGACCAGGTCCCCGGGTTGTGTGCTCATCAGGATCATTCGTTCTAGTAGTGCTTCGGGGTGCTGATTTTTATGCCACTTCCGTTTCTCTTTGAACGTGCCACAGACGCGGGACTCTTCCCATACCCCATCCCAAACATCACCGGGTACCTTGCCCCTGGGATCAGCCCGCTTGTCACCGTATATCCGCTGACGATCCGAAGGCTCTCGGATAGCATCAGTGTTCCACTTCGTGCCGTGCTCGGAGAACCGTAGCATGGGCCGGAAGCATGAAGCGTTGTCTTTTTGCTGATGCTGACCGAAGGCGTACCACCAGACATAGGGTTTGATGTCGTGGTTCGTGAACCAGTCCTCGATCCATCCAAGCTCGCTCTTCAATGGTACATCCCATTTCCAGTAGTAACTCAGCCAGAATACATCGCAGTGGTTCGCTGCCTTGGCGGCTACCTGCCCCAACCAGCATATGTAATCCGCGTCACTGGGCCACCTGTCCTCGAACCCATCGTACTCCACGCCCAGGTTATCCGGGGGGTCAGCAAAGATCATCTTGGCTTTTGGCAGCGTCGGCAACACCTTGATAGCGTCACCCTGTATGATCTCTATCATGGCAGTCCCCTCTCCAAATCCTCAACGTTACGGGCCAGGATGTAAACCCCGCCATTAGCCTCAATATTCGCCTGGAATTTTTTCTGCTTTGCAGACTGTTTCCCTATCGCACTCTTGCATTCGACACCGAGGAACCTACCATCAGGTAGAACACCCAGGATGTCCGCTGACCCCGGATACCCGAAGCTGATCGGCCGTCCATCTATCCAGAGCGTCCTGGTGTTGTTTCTCCAGGCGTATACGCCCCTCTCATGCAACCGCTTAAGACAGTCGTGTTGGGCAGTGGACTCCCTGTCTTTCTTTGCGGCTCGCTTACGCTTGCGTGCTCGTGGGGTGGGCGATGGCACTGTGGGCACAGGGGGTATCTCTGTGCCGGTACGTCGCGCCCTCGCGGTGGCCGTGATGAGTTCCCCAATTTTCTTAGCACGCCTTGCCAGCTGTGCTCTATCGATTGCATTTTTTTGTCCCCGATCTATTGCCATAGGTGTTTCCATGTTTTCTTTAGGGTGATGCCGTTTATCGTCGCGTCAGACACCCCGTATTGCTCCCCAATTTTCTTCTGGGTAAACAAGCCAGTCCCGTAAGTGTAGATAATCTGTCGCACTTGCTGTTCAGTTAGCTTAGCCCTGCTGTGGTTTTCCCCTTGAGCATGCGGGAAATTTGAGGCAAGGAGCGGGCAGTTCCCATGCCTAACAGTATCCAGGTTATTTGATGATCGTGTATCCCACCTCAGATTCTCTAACCTGTTATCTAACTTATCACCATTGTTATGACACGCCTCCATACCGTCTGGACACGAGCCCACGTAGGTTTCGAGAATGAGGCGGTGGATATATCTATCATACGCACAACTGTCCCTGCATAATGATACTTTTAGGTAACCCCTAATTTGTAAAGCTGGCCTCAACCACCTGCCCCGGAGAGTGCGCCCACGTGCATTCTGCCTCGGCCCGCTCCATATGGAACCCCCCTCAGTAATAGAGTACCCTGGGAACCCCGGTATTTCCCTTACTTCTCGAATCGGTCGCATAATCGGCCCTCCACTGCAATTGGAAGCCCGCCTGCCCAGTCCGGTACTACAATCTGTATCGCATGCATCCTCGCTAACTGGGCCTCAGCCCGGTCGTCATCTGGTATCAGCGTGATAGCTTGATCATGCACGGAGAACAGCACCGGGAACCCATCGTCCTCCAGTCGCAACAGTCCCTCTCCGAACACATCGCGGGCGCTGGCCTGCACTACGTTTTCACAATTTTTGCCGCCATAGATGTAGTACTTTGTTCCACCGCTTGTGTAAGACGCGTCACCGTCACTTGACACACGTGCCATCGGGTAGAATATACACCTACCGGACGGCAACACGATAATAGTAGTATCATCCTGATTGAAAAACACAAGCTCGTGCCCGTTGTGGCTGACCGTCGTAGTCTGATCTTTGTACTTGGTGACGAACTTATATGCCCGCTCCAATTCACCCCAGAACGCTACTATTTTTGTGTACCTGTTGCGGTACAGTTTGATCAGCTTGATGCAGAACGATAGATCATAGGTGCCCGCATCGAACAGGGGTCGTAGACGCTTATCCTGCCGGCATCGCGTGTGGAATGTTGGCCCACCCATCCCAAATCCGCAGTTAGCTACGATCACATGTCCCGCTTGATACCGGTGCTGGGGACCGGCTTCCAAGATATCGAACGTGAGATGATTTTCCAGCGCATCGCTTGGAACATAGGGACTGTCCCGCTTGTTTACGTGTGAATTGTCCCCCGCACTCAAGACACACGCTTGTTGTTCCGTGTCCATCTTTTCTGGTTCTACATGTGTTGTGCATTTGTTCTGATCGTGTTGCAAACCGAAGATTTCCCGGCCTGTATCCCGCATCGTTATTAACGCGGTCGATTTCAAGGCTTCGGTCATCCCATCCAGGGATAGTGACCAGATACCTAAGAAAAGCTGCTCTATCCGTGACCCACACAGGCCACACTCGGACACCTCTTCCGCCATATCGTTTATGTTTGTGTCTTTCACACCTGCTAATGATCGCAGAAATCCGGTTGCGTAATCGTTTCCTGTGTGCTGCGGGTATCTCTGGAGCAATTGATTGAGAGACGCCAGATTTAATTTTAGCACAGACGTTACAACGTGTACTGCTCCCGGCGATAAGGCTGTCGCGGTGCGGAGATACTGTTCGACCACAGGAGCAGCGGCATTCCACGGACTTAATCCCGCCCCGCGGGCCATATACAACCGCCGTGACAGTAAACTCTCCGTACACACTTCCGATGCTGGGCTGCTGATGCTTAGGCTGTGCGCCAGGCACCACCCTTGGTCTGTTAGGATCTCGTGATCTGGTGTTATCCATATGCCCTGTAGATTTACACATGCCTTTACCCCCCTACACACCACACCGCCGTGGCTCACATATTCTACCCCGTCCCACAGCAGGTCGTCTTTGGTTATTGCCTCGATTGCCTTATACCCAGAATCTGTTAGTACCGGAGACCCTGCGGCCAGGCAAGCTAAAATTGTCATCTTCCCAAAACTACGGCGGGTAGATAGTTGCTTGGCCAGTTCCGGGTTGGATGCCCACTCTTCCTTGGTTGGGTCGTGTGTTTCCTCATGGAAGATGTGCTCCTGGGCAAACTCAGAATAGATATCAGTACCCGCAGCGAACGCATCCACCAGATCTGTCTGTCCTGATAGCCATGCAACCTTGCGGGCTTCGATCTGTTTAAGATCACCACCCCCCATCAGGTAGCCAGGGGGTGCAAGCAGCATCTTGCCCACTTCCTTAATGAGTTCGTGAACGTCACGGGCCCCGAAGTTCTGAGCGTTGATCCCTCCCGCACCACTCCACCTACCCAGGTGCCCCCCATAGTAGTTGAGTGGTATACCAAGCAGCCCACCCCGGCACCGCGACTGGGCCATGATACGCTGCACCCGCTTGACATGGCTGGGCCATGACTTGATAGCCAGTCGGGCCTCAGCCAGTGCCCGTACGGCGGGGACCGGGTGATTCAATAACCACTTGAACCCGTCGTCCACCTTGGAGAACGCGGGGATCATCTCTTTCTTGCCCTCCTTCATAGGCACTGTCTCGCCCTCGGGCAGGACCTGATTGAATAGGTTGATCAGTAAGGCGTTCTTTGATATATCCTCAGTCGTTATCTGCCTGATCACCGGGGGTCTGCTGGACCGCTTCAAGAATCGCGGCGGCTGACACGATAGGATACCGTGCTGATGCGTAGCTTCGATCACCTTGCCGACCTGATCGCTCATCTCCGTGACAAGCCGCTCGCCAAGCTCGGTGTCGACAACGATGCTCGGCACCAGGAACATACGCAGCGTCTGGGCTGCCAGCCGTAACTCGATCTCGGGTCGGGTGATCAGTGGCAGCAGCTTCTTGAGCAGAAACGCGGTGATGTCGATGTCGTTGCGGCAGTACTCGGACAGGGCCCCCCGGTCATACTCTGACATGTCCGCCGCGTGCAATCCCTTGAACTGATCGGTGTCACCCTTCGGCGTCGGGGCCCCGTACTTCTTAGCTAGATGGTCCAGGTCGTGATGGTCCCTTGCGTCCAGGTGCCGGGACAGATCGCGGGTGTCGACAGTGTATGGCGGCGTGATGCCGTACTTCTCACGCAGAACCAGGGCGTCGAAAAACAGGTTGTGACCTACCACTGTGCAACGTTCGAGGTTCTCACCAAAAGCATCCTGCAGGTATAGCAGGTAGCTCTTAACGCTACCGGGTCGCTCGAACCCTACCCGCGCCAGCCCGTGCGTGGCGTGGCCAAGCCCCGTGATTTCAAACCGCGCGTCGCCGACATACTGTGGGATGTCCATATGCTTCTGGCGTAGGTTGTAGTCCGCGGCAAAGTAAGATTCCCAGTCTAACACCAATACATCAGTTGGGAACCCGGCTTTGGCTAGAACTTGTTGGTAGGGTTCAAGATCCACTCGGCACCTCCGGTATCGAAATCCAGAAGCCATGGCGTATATCACCCTCGATAAAGCACCGCGATAAAATTTGCTGCAGCTTCAACCTGTTGCCCCGCTCATCCCTGAGTTCAAACATAATCTCTATCTCAGCCATGTACTGCCTGATGAGCCCTTCGTTCCCGTCGCCGGTCAGAACCAATCGCCAGTACAGCTGGATAATCCACGACAGCCGAGTGTACAGGCAGGCCAGCGATGGCAGTCGGCCCGCTCCCTTGTCCCCTGCCAGGTTCGGACCCGCGGCCTGATACGGTAACCGCTGCGGGTCAAACGTGCCGCCCGGGTTGACCGCGCCCTTGAACTTGATCAGCATCTCCTGCCAAGCCGGTACGTATGTCACGCGCAGCAGGTCGTCAAACATGGACCGGATGTCAGCACCAAGCTGATCGTTCCGATGTTTCTCCGTGGCACCTGCGAACAGGGGCAGTTTAGGTACGGGTGGTATTGGTGGGGGTGGTATTTTCATGTTGACTCCCCCACGAAACGGCTCTTGTGGTACCGCTCTTTCACGCCACACGGCATGATATGGTGGTACGGCATCCCGTCTACTACCACAGCTGCTGATAAAATCGGCCGGGATCTCATGTGTTTTCCGTAAGAAAATTGATAGGCGTCGACATCAATCCCGCAGCCGGTGTCTAAGCCGAACGTACGTTGTCTCGGGTTTGCCCGCCACTTAACACCGCTCTGGCTATGGCAGTGTCCCATGCAAACTGACATCAGAAGGTCCTTCATCGCGTTGAATGCCGGATACATACCCGAGCGGCCGGTGCCGTGGAAGTAGTACACATCGTCAAGGATAACCTCATCCACCCATGTCCACGTCTTTGTCTTCCACACCTCGTTATAGTCGCGGATGTACTTGGATGGGATGTTCACGGACTCTGCAAGCCTGATGACACGACAGTTGCCGGTGAAGTAGCTGGTGCCCTCACGGCGACAAAGGAAATTACTATGTTTAACAGTCAGGCAGTAGACATCGTCCGTATTTGGCATTACCTCGGTGTGTCTTATGAACCCATCTACTCGAAAGACCTTACGGGCGAGGTGTATATTTAACCGGAAATGTCCCGGCCGGTATTCAGTCACCCACGACCGAAGGTTGTGTATTGCACAGGCCGCTTGTAGTCTACCCAGGAAAGCAGCGCCCTTGTAGACCATCCAGGAGTACGGGTTTCGTTTGTGCCTGGTCCCATCAGCTTCAACAACGCTGTCCAAGAAGACGTTAAACTGTCGGTCGGATAGGGTGTCCACCCACTCGGGCCACGAGCCAGGGGGGGACACAAGGCGGTCCACAACCTTTGACGATTTCCTGGTTAGGTACATCTCGCAAGCGACCTCAATCGGTTTTTTCAGCACTACGCCGCAAATCTGTGTAATGTCTCGACTCCTGTCCTTCCGCCGGTACTCCACACCGTTGGCCCTAAGTACGTTTTCTACAACATCCACATTAGACAGCCGTTGGTAGAACACCCACTGGCCACCTGGTGTCCTGTGACTATCCGTACATGCCCATGCGGCCAATCTGATAGAGCTATCCGAAACAGCAGCATCCGGCAACATGGACGGGCCACAGACTGGAATGTGCACTCGTGTGGTTTTCTGTGATAGCGCTGCCATCTCCGTGTACTTAAACCGCCCGGACCCGGCACGGTGTAGTACCCGATGATTGCCAGTAGTCCGCATGGACAGCCCACGTGTGCACATCTCGTACATTATACTTGGGGCAGGCTTGTGGTGTACCCGGCTGGGTTTGCCGAACACCACGTGACCTGTACCATCCAGCTGTGCGACAGCATCGTCACAGGTCACATCTGGAATAGGCACCCAACCGCGTTTCTGTACGTATACATCAGTCTCGGGACCTACGCAGTCATGGTTACCCACCGTTACAGTGGCGTTGGGGAACGCCTTATACCACCGCTTGATTTTCTGCTTAGCCAGTATGTACTCATCTGTTGGACCGGCGCACTGCGGGTTGGCCGCGTGGAAGCTGACGGCCTGATGATCCACGACGTCGCCAATAAAGACCGTAGTATCCGTCTTGTACTTCTTACGCAGATCTTTACAGAAGGCCATGTAGCCCGGATGTGCCGCTGGCTCGTGTATGTCCCCCAGAACTAAGACTTTTGCCATCAGTGCGTCTCCATATACTTATTCAGGATACCAAACGCCGCTTCGATCTCTCCGACAGTTGGTTCTTCCTTAGCCCATGCCGGGTACTGCGACTCGCAGTCGCCCCAGATCTTCTGAGTGGGGGACATCGCTAAAACTTCACCCAGGTCGGCATCCTCAATCTCCCGCACAGCATGAACCAGCTTGTCGTAGCTAGTGTCACCCATACACGGCTCGGCAAGTACGTAGTAGTGATAACAACATTTGATCATATACCGAACAGTTCTGATATATTCTAGCGTCATCTAGTCACGCCCCTCCCTTCTGAGCCGCTCGTAGTAATAATTCAGCCGTCCGGCCACGATCTTCTCCGTGTTAAGGGCAAACTCGTGATCATCGTTCCAATGCCTCGGGACAAGGATAGCCCCACCCCCGGCCTCGCGCCACTTGTCCACGTTGTCCGACGAGTCATCGATCAGCACAGAGTCCGGTGTCCCAGCCAGTGTTTCCTTGGGAGCCGTCGTGATGATGAGGTTCCTGGCCAGTGCGGGTATGTTCTTCTTCACCCACGCAACCTTACCGCTGGCCGACATGCAGTTAGGCATCGGCGTAGTGAGTAGCCGGATGTTATTCATGCCGAAGGCAGCCACCACGTGGGCGAGAATCCACTTGCCATCGTGCATCCACGGGAGGTTGGCCCACAGGTCGAAGTCGCACAGAGCGTCAATATCCGCAAACGACCTGCCGATTTCATTGTGCCAGTGCCACCCCTCACGACCCTTGGCGTACGGCCAAGCTGCGTAGTCGTGTTCAATGCCGAGCCGTGCGTGTACGCCTGCATTCCAGGAGATTAGCACACCGTCCAGATCTAAGAAGACGCAAGTTGTTGCCATACATGCCCCCAAGTCTTTTTGGTTATAATGCTGCTTATGATTGTCTGATGTACCCCGTGCCACGATCCTATCTCTTGCTGAGAAAATAATCCTGTACCGTAGGTGTAGATAAGGGGCCCGCTAAATACCCGCCCGTTGCCGCTCACATAGTACCCGGGAAATCCTGGTATCTCATGTAGCATACTACCCCCTTACATAAACAGTATTGTTTGCACCGCGGCCAACAACAGACTCGCCGCACCGGTTCGCGTGTTGCCCTCATACAGATCGATGAGCCCCAACGCTACGAATGATGTCACCATACAGCACAGGACTACTCGTCGCATCACTTCACGCTCCCGCAGCACTTCTCGCACAGGCGGATAAACTCCCCGTTCGGGGCAGCCGCGACCAGAGCCTTGCAGTCCTCATCCTCCGCGGGCGTCCGCTTCACCTCGCCACGCTCGATCAGCTTCTCAAGGAGTAAGCCCTGGTAGTTGAACAGCCCGGCACAGATACAGTCCTCCATGTCCTCGTACTCAGCCAAGTGCCCCTGCCCACGGTGGTGCAACCACGTGTCCAGCGTATGGCGACATAAGCTCTTGACGTACCGCCAGATGGGCATTCCGCGGGACCAGTTATCACTATCCCGCACTTTACCATCAGCCTGAACCCGATGCTTGTTGAGGTACTGTGCATACCGCCGCATCACGGCCGGGTGATAGAAACCTTCGTAGTCTAATTTGCCCATGTCGGCGCTGCGGGTGGCCCCACTTGCGAACTTGGTCATTGACTCTGCGAACTCTGTAATGTCTACCTCTTTCATCTCCACACTCCTCAAAAAATGATATCATTTTCGTCAAGTACTGGGCCTGGAATCCCGGGCAGCCCCAGCGGCTTCATGTCCGTCAGCTTTGGGAGGCCGAATCGCCCAGCCGGATCGCGCCGAAGCGATGGCAACAGGCGTCGCGTCCGATCCAGTGAGGCCCGCACCGCGCCCACGGTGAGCCCTAAGTGTTCAGCTATTTCCCCCATATTCCAGGCGGGGTAATTTATATAAATCTCGCAGTCCTGCGGGGTAACATCGCTGCCGCCCTTCATCCACCAGTTAGGATCGAATCCACCCCACACCTGCCACTCCGGCCGCTTGCAACCACTGCTCTCCCTGCCAACAGCGACAGCGTCGCACTCTTCCTGGGTAATGCGCCCATCGCGGACGCACTGATCCAAAAAGTCCTGTGATAGTTTGTCATCGGCTGTTGACATTCTGACGCTCTCCTTAGTTACGCTACGCTCGTTGTTCCAGGCACGGGTGGGGTGATCGGCACGGGTGGGACGGGTGGCAACCCGGCCACTTCCCTCTTGATCCTGGTCGACCACTCGTCAGGATGATTTTCGATTTGACGCTTGATGTGACTCACGATCTGTTCCTGTATACGGTTGCTGATTTCGTATGCGCGTTCCAGCCCGTGCGTGGCTATTAAAACAGTGCTTGTTGTCGTGGCTACCTTATAAATAGGCAGCGCGTTATCCGCTACTCTAGCCATCATTCACCCTCCAACAGATACAGATCCTCACCCTCACCGAGCGGGCACATGCCGTCCGGGTCGAACCTTATATACTTGGCCGTATCCCATGCCGTCATATTTACAAGGGGCACCAAGTGGGCGGGTATATCTGCATTTATGATCAGCCGCATGTTTGGCCGGTTCACCCCACTCATCTGATTGTAGAGTTCCATTGCCCAGAAGCTATTTCTGTCTGCATCTGTGAACGGATGGTGCAACGTGTACGTGATCCCACTCAGCGCGTGGAACGGTATGCTCGTATTGTATACTGATGTGTATAGGTATACCGGCTTGGCCCGCCATGCGTTCAGTCGCTGGATTACGTCCCGGGAGTGTTTGGCAGTATGACAGTTATCCCGAAATGGCTCCCCGCCCGTGATCACATACGCATCGTACGTATCGGGGATATCACCCAACCGCTTTACAGTCGTGCATGACTGCATCGCCGGGTTTTCGGGTGTGTTGCAACAGTAGCTACACCCCCTGTCGCACTTGGTTGTCACCATTATCCTTGCGGTTTTCATTCTTGGGCCTCGCGGAGCAGTTCCATGCCCCAGTTCAGGGATCGGTTAAGTGTGAGACGGGGGGACACGACCGAAGGTGCCGCGACCACTGCCTTGATCCGTTTGTTCCCGCATTGGCAGATCTGGTGAAGACTCGGGATGTTGATGCTCGTCCACGACTTCCCGCACGCCAAACACTGCCATTTTGTTCTGCCCGGTGTCATCTCTCCACTCTCCGGTAGCTAAATCTGTGCCCGGGGTACTTGCGGGTCACGCGTTTTCGCTCCCTGATCAGCTGTTCCTTGGTGACGTCGCGCAGGCGGGCTTCCTCTATAGTACTTGCTGCCCAGATCGGCATGCCACGCTGCATGGCTGCGATAGCCCGGAACTTGTCACCCTGTTTCACCAGGATTCGGTAGGTGTGTTTTTCGCTGCTGTCCATTGTTAACTCCCCATCTTGCGGACGTGCCGCGTCACGGTACAGTGGTGGAACTCTGTAATTGGGCAGATGTAGTAATGCAGGTCCGGGTACGCGTTAAGCTCTATGTCCACATAGGCGCGGGCTTCCTCATATGTGCCGCCCTGGAAGTCGCACACGTCCGGGATGAATTCGTTGAGGTACCCGTTGCACAACACAATACAGGTGCCTTCGGCCGGTATGTTCTTCATGTTCTTTCTCCTTATCTGATAGCACGATTACGGGCGAGCAGCCTGGAGGAGGTTAGCTGCTCGCCGGTAGACATGCTAGTCTTCGTCTTCTTCTTCTTCAACGATGCGCCCGAGGTCATCCAGCTTGAAGCCGATGTCTGGTCTGACTGAGGGTATCCTGGTCATAGTACCATTTGAGTTAATCGTCAGAATGTTACCCCGGCTGACCATCTCCCCGTGTTTGTCAACTGCGATCAGGGTCACACAATCATCTTCTTGCACCAGCTGCAGTCGTACTACTGCTTCCTCTGGCTTGTTTTCTTGATACACTTCTAACTTCGGCATGTTTTTGCTCCCTTTTTCTAGCGTGGCACCATTGCCACTGGTTAAAGTATACCACATCCCGAGCAGGAATGCAAGGGAAATCTCAAAATTATTTCGCGGGGTTACCCTTCGCTGCTATCTCCTGCGTACGCCATACCCCGCGCCCGCCGCTCCCACGACTCTTCTAGCATGGTACGCAGCGCCCGCTTGTCGGGTAGCTGTGAGCGTTCCAGTACGGAGTCCACGCCGGGACGCC